CCAGGTCTTCTTCTGCTTCAACTGCGACAATCCGACGTTTGGCAGAAGATCTTTTAAATGTTCGTAAAAATATTTTTGCTAAGGTTAATGAGTTTCTTTCCCAGATAGAACTGTCACCAATATTGGAGTTTCTATCTTGGGTTGCTCAGCAGACTTTAGTTTTGGCGCTGGCGGCTTTGGCTGTCAAGTTTGTGATTGACTTGTTCGGTTCTAAAAAGCCAGCGAGTGACAAGAAGGACATACATGTTGATTTGTCTGTTTTCAAGAACAAAGACAAGAAGACTCAGTCCATGATTGTTGACATCGCGGACTATTTTAGGTCAAGTGATTTCATTGATGGCAAAGTCACTGCTGACGCTTTTGACAAGGCTAAGCAGAGATTTGAGGCTTCAGCGGTATGTCAATCTAATGAGAAAGAAATTGGCGTGCTTAACAGGCAGGTTATTAGTGCTACGCGCATTAAAGATTCTGACATTGTTTCGCAAGTCGACGCTGCCTCATTGGAAGTGAGCAACATTCTTGTTTCTAGCCTTTACACTTTTGTAGTGGAGGGCAAGGAATCAACGTCTGGCGTTCACAGACTTGGACATGTTCTTATGGTCCGTGATAATATTGGTTGCTTTCCAGCTCATTTCCTTACTGTCATAGAGGGGATGGTTGCTGATGACAAGTATTGCTTGGATTCTATGGTGGTGTTAGCCAATGTTCGGACTCCTTCATTTTCTGTCAAGTTTTCCGTTAAAGATATACTTCGCGGGTTTGTGAGGCGTATCTGTAAGGATAAGGATACAGTTTTAATGAAGTTCCCAACTTTGCGTGCGCACAGGGACTTGGTAAAATTCTATGTGTGCGAAAAAGATCTATCATATCTAAAAAAAACAAGGATAACCCTCGAAACGTTTCAGCAGTCCACGGCTGGACTTGTGCACCGCTCATGTAGTGTGCAATCTGCAATGAAATACGAATTTGTGGTGGGGTCAGGCGAAACTTCATTTGTTGTTGGGACTGGACTTGAGTACGTGGCTAATACGGCTTCAGGAGACTGTGGTGGTTTGGTCATTCTTGAGGATGCTTCCTTTACGCAAAGCCGGAAACTAGTCGGCCATCATATTGCCGGAGTTCCAAGTCTTGGCATAGGGTACAGCAATATTTTAACCCAAGAGAGTATGACGGTCTTGTTAGACAGTTTGGGAGCAATCAAAGAAAAGGTGCAAGATCCTTTGATTATTGCACAAGCGGACGTTGCGCCCGTTGACGGTAGCTTTTTACCGCTTTATACGGTAGGCGCCGCTGTTTCTTTATGCCCAAAAACCAGTTTGGTTAAGACTCCTCTGTTTGGGGCGTGGGGTTCTACCACGGAGGCTCCTGCACACCTTAGTTCTTTTTTGAACGAAAATGGTGAGAGAGTTTTTCCGATGCTCAATGCATTAAGGCCTTACGCTACAAGCGTGCAGAGCTATGATGAGGAGCTCGTGTCTTCTGCTACATATCAAGCTTTTAAGCCCTTCCGTGAGCTGACTGTCGATAGTGATAGGTCTTTATTGACTTTTGAACAGTCGGTGCTCGGCATACCTGGTAATCCGTATATGAAGTCCATCACACGGAAAACTTCGGCAGGATATCCATATGTATTGCAGGGACATGTTGGTAAGAAAACCATATTTGGTTTCGATGATGAGTACACGGTGGACTCCAAACAAGCTTTAGCTTGCAAGGACGAAGTCCTTCGTGTTCTTGAAGATGCTAAGAATGGTGTGCGAAATCTGCATGTTTTCGTTGATTTTCTCAAGGACGAGGTTCGTAGTGAAAAGAAGAACAAGCTTGGTGCTACTAGGTTGATCTCTTCCGCTCCGCTCGTATACATTATTGCTTTTCGTATGATGTTTATGAGTTTTACTGCCGCCGTCCAGGAGACACGCATTCGGAACGGGGTTTCTATCGGAACAAATTTTTATACCGAGTGGGATTATCTTTCGAAACGCCTTATGGAGAAGGGCAGCTTCTGTGTCGCAGGTGATTACACTGCCTTCGACGCATCCGAACAGCCCCAGATTCATTTGGCTATAGTTCATGAGATCAATCGCTGGTATAATGATGGTTCGGATAATGCTCGTATACGTGAAGTGCTGTGGATGGAGGTGTATCATTCGAGACATTTGGGCGGTAATGGATGCAGGCAAAACACCATATATCAGTGGAATAAGAGTTTACCTAGTGGTCATCCGGCCACTTCCGTTATCAACTCCTTCTACAACTTGATCATGTTCAACATGGTTTGGGTTGATGTTATGGGTCCTAGGATGCAGGACAAATTTTGGCATTATGTCTTCATTAACGTGTATGGAGACGATAATGTTCTTAATATTGCTCCCGACGTCATTGGTTTGTTTAACCAACACACCATTTCGTTTTCTATGGCTCGCTTGCATATGGCCTATACTGATGAGTATAAATCGGGGGAGGAGTGTGCTAAATGGAGGCGTCTTGATGAAGTCGGCTATTTAAAACGCGGCTTTCGTTTTGAGGAACAGATTGCTGAGTTTATAGGTCCGATGGAATTGAAGGCTTTGCTTACGATTCCTTATTGGTGCAAGAACAAGAAATTGCTTCGAGATATTACTCAGAGCAACTTCGACATGTGTTTGGGTGAACTTTCGTTTCATTCCGAGGATGTGTGGAATGAATGGGCGCCTCAAATTATTTCTGCTTACAAGAGCAAATGTGACGGTGAGGCCTCCGTTCAACCTACAAGGAGGAATATGCGCGAGTTTCTTATGCTTCGCGAGCCCGAGTGGCTCTAAATTCCGCCACACACAGGGCTTTCCTTGACCAAAATTCACACTGTATAAACAAGGTAGTCGACTGGAACGGAATTTTGGGTTGCCGTGGCTTTTTAGCCTTACGCTCCAGGGTCGGCAGATAGCAGCCCTATCAATACCCAGGAGGCAGTGTGTGCGCACTATTGTTTAGGTTTGCTTTAGTGCTAAGTAGTAGACCTGCTGACTTTAAATATGACATTGATAAGTTGATGACTTTTATTGACACTGCAAGCACTGCCATGACTACGTACTTTCGCGTCAGGCGTGAGCTTTTTGAGCTTTATTGTAAGGCTTTGGACCCTAATGGGACAGTTGCCTTTAGTGACGAGGACCACATGGTCATTCGCCAATACCTCATAGCTCGAAACTCGAACATTCCTACTGAGCTAGGCCTTTCTTTCGAGAAAACTTTGCTTAAGATGTCCCGAGAAATAAAGAGGCATAGGTCGGCTACTGCTGCCGGTACTTCTGCCTCCCCAACCCCTTATACGCCGACGCGTTCTAGGGTTTGACAAATAGTTTTTAACCCATATACAGGTGTTTCGGAGGTCAGCTACATACCGTAATAATTTGAAACATGACTGGAACGTTAAGAATAATGACCTTAGCTTTTTAGCTTTACTTTCCAAGACGGGTCGTGAGCAGCCCTCACTATGTCTAGGAAGCGGTATGTGCGTCTTAGTCTATGAGTATAAGCTAAGATTAAGTTTTTACTTGCTACAATTTCAACAAACAAAAATGATGTGGCTGACCTAGATGTCAGTGAGCAATGCGAAGAAGTTAATGGAGTTCAGGTTATGCAGAATAAGGAACGCCAAGAGCTCACTTCTTATATTAACGAATCTTGTGATTCTACAACGATTAGGGGTAAGTACTACCGAACCCCTAAGGAAGAATACGTTGACAATCAAGTAATGGACGTTAAACAGTATTTGGCTAGACCCAGGCTTTTGAGAAGTGCTGTATTCGGCGATACTACGAATACTAATATGTACACGCAATATTTGTCTCGGGATTGGTTGATGGGTAACATCAACGGTTTTGACCGTCTTCAAGGGGCTTACGGTTTTCGTGCTACGATTGTTTTTCGTTTGCAAGTCGCTGCAACTCCTTTTCAAGCCGGTATAATCCGACTGGGCTTTCAGCCTATGTTTGATCCTCTGGCACCAGCCCAGCATAACCGTATGTTGTCTCTTACCACTGTGAGTCAATTGCCCGGTGTTAATTTGGACCTTACGGAGAATACGGAAGTGGAGTTTAAGATCCCTTATATTAATTATAAGAATTACTTCACACCTGACGGAGTGAATAATTATGGAGCTTTCTTTTTGTATTCTTTCTTGCCTTATACAGCTGCTTCTGGCATACCTGGGCCATCTTATACTTTGTGGACTTATCTTGAGGACATTGAGTTGGTTTCAGCAACTTCTCCTGGATTGCAAGTCATCCAGGTTCAGTCTGGTGTATTCGAATCATATGGGAGGAAACACGCCATTGAGTTCCAAGCCGGTAAGATGACCTCTAGTGATCAAGAGGCCACTGGTTTGCTCTCTAAGCCTCTTTATTGGGGTTCTAAAGCTGTCGACATGATAGCTATAGGCATCCCAGCTATTTCCAGTTATGCTGGAATGACTTCATGGGCTTTGAGAGCGGCTTCTAAGGCTGCAGCTGCCTTTGGTTGGTCTAAACCATTAGTCTTGACTGAAGTTTCTCGTTATCAGAATACACAAAACACTTATCAGCATAATGCCGATGCACCTGATACAACTTGGAATCTTGGTTTGTTTAGTGACAATCATGTTGCACCTCTGCCTGGATTTGCAGGTAGTGATGTGGACGAGATGTCTATAGATTTTATTAAATCTCAGTATGCTGTCATTTGTCAGAACACCCTCACTACAAACGATTTGGTTGGCGCCGTTAAGTATGGGTTTGCTGTCACCCCGCAGAGTTGTCTATGGTCAACCAAGTCTAATAGACCTATGCCTCGTGATTCGATCTTGCCATTCGGCACTCCGACCACCATTCTTGCCTCTGGACTTTTTTACTTAGCCAATGTGTTTTCATATTGGAGGGGTACAATAAAGGTCAGAATTCGCATTGCCAAGACCAAGTTTCATACCGGACGGCTATTGATTGGGTTTAACCCATCTCAAGGCTTTACTGTTGGTTCTGGCAGCACTGTCGTTCCTAACCCCATTATTGGGTCTATGAACTATAAGTCTGCAATTTGGGATCTTCGAGAGGGCAATACTTTCGATTTTGAAATCCCTTTCATTTCCCCTTTCTCATACCAACCAATGGCCCAAGAAACGGGATATTTCACTGTGACAGTGCTGGACACTCTTCGTGGTCCAGAGACTGTTGCTACTGCAGTTCCTTTCTTAGTCGAGGTTGCTGGAGGAACCGATTTGGAATTCGCTTTACCAACCACGCCGCATTATTTCCCTGCACCACTTAATTCCTTAACGCCGACGCCGCAATCTGGAGATTTCGAGCCTTACAGCAAGGATACGAATTACGATGCAGCGTCAAATTCCATCGGCGAAAAAATAATGTCAGTTAAACAGCTGATGCAGCGCGCTTGTTATTTAGCGTCGCAAATAAATACGAGGACGTTGTCCTCTTTTATCAGGGTTAATTACCCTGTTTACACTGGCTCTACAACGGCCACTGCTTACAATAGAGTTAATTTAACTTATTCTAGTTATTTTACTTCTATGTATGCCTTTGCCCGTGGATCCACAGTGTTTGACGTCGTGTCCCCTGGCAACGGGAACGCGGTTTCAGCACTTATTACAGCACCTGGAGGTTCTAACCTTTCCAGGTTTTGCAATGCTTTAGTGACCGAAACGGCTACTGGCTTGCATTTTAGGCTACCTTATTATAGTAGGACATCACGTTCAGTAGTAGGGAGTGTTGTTTCAGAACAATCTCCTTCTACTACTGCCAATTTGTTTATCTCTCCTGTTAGCGGTGTTACCCCAACTCATTTTTTGGGGGTACGCGTGGGAGATGATGCTCAATGCGGCTTTTATATAGGTCCGCCACCCCTGGCTATACCAGACACAACAGCTCCACAAAATGATACTTTGATCACTTTGTTGTCAGCTAGTCATTAGGCCAACGTTTATAAAAACATGCAGAAAAGTTTTTCTGTGATCCTTGCAACGTTGGTTGCCAGGGTTACTACAGTTCGTCTGTGCTTGTTGTATTGCTTTTCATCCGTTTATAGCGGGTTGTGGGGTCTTACAACTTTGCGAACTGAAAGGGG